AAGAAGAATGAAAGATAAAGGCATACGAAAGTATATCACCCCAGAGGGCCGAAAGGTAGTTATGGGGTCAGACGTGGGATTTATACCTCCTAATATTGTGGTCATTTGGCCATAAGAAGGTTAATACGCTTAAAAAAACGTTGTGAAACGAATAATTAAGTAGGAAATTTTCTCCCACAGCCTTGAAAAGAGCAATGTATAAGCTCTAGTTAGGATACATAATCACACAGGTAAGTGTGCTGAATTAACAGCGGTTTTAGTATCCTTGGGTCCCTTGAAAAAGGAGCACTGCTAGAAGGAAATCAGACTTGAAATTATAAACCCCAAGGGGGAACCTATGCTCTTTTCAAAAAAAAATAAAAGTTTTTTAATATATAGTTGTAATTATAAAAAAATATTTTATATCTTTGTCGAAACTAAAAATAATAGAATATGGCAAAGAAAAAAATTGGGTTCAAACCTAATAGAGATTGGGTATTACTCCCAGATCCCAGAAAAACTAAGACTGATTCAGGTATAATCCTTAGTGAAGCGTCTTCAGATTCCCTAAAAACAAATATATTAGAAGCTTTAGATGTAGGTCCTACATGTGAGTTTGTATCTAAAGGAGATACTGTAATGGTAAATCCTCAAACTGAAGGAGTGATTATAGAATTAGAGGATACTACGTATGTACTAGTCCCTGAATTTCATATATTAGGTATTGTACCTTCTAGTAAAAAGGTATGGGATAAGACTAAAGCGGAGTTTGTAGAGGAATGAAACTAAAAGGTACAGTTACAGTAAGTTTAGAAGATTATCATGCTTTGTTAGAGACGCATGAAATAAATATATCTAAATTAGAAAATATAACTGAAACTGCTAGAGAATTATCAGTTTTTTTATCGTATTTAGCTAGTAGAGCTGATATAGAAAGACATGTAGAGAAATTTAATTTACAATCCACTACATCTAAGATATTATTTAAAGGAGATAAAGCAATGATAACATTTAGAAAAATAAAAGATGAAAATAACATTTAATTTAGATACTACTTTAAAATATGTTCAATTTTGGAATAGTTTATTCAATCTTACTTCTAAAGAATTAGAGGTATTAGTTAATTTTATTACTATTGCAGAAGATGAGTCTGATCTATGTTCTAAACTTAATAAGAAGAGTGTTGCTACATTTATGAATATAAAAGATAGCAATACCCTTAATAATTATATAAAGAGACTTAAAGATAAAGGGGCATTAATATATAAGAATAAAAAATATGGATTACACAAATTATTATTAAATAAAGCAGACGTCAATGTTAGAGTGGTACGAGGGTGATAAAATAGGTAATATATTAAGTACGCATATAATTCCCAGATTATATATAATTAGGGTTATTCAAAATGCGTATGGAGATTTATTAGAAATGGAAGTAATAAATATAGAAAATGAACATACTAGACCTAGTTAAAAGTTTTACAGCGGATTTAGCAGAATTTATTAAACAAGGAGCTCCTGTAGTTAGTCCAAAGGAATTCGAAGAGCGTTTAAATATATGTAATGATTGTGAACACAAAGAGGGGGACAAAGTTCCAAAATGTGGAAAATGTGGATGCTATTTAATTGTTAAAGCTAGAATGAAAACTACTGCATGTCCTATAAATAAATGGGAAATCGAAGAAAAGAAATAATTTATTTTTTAGCTAATCGATATGACCTTTCTTTACAAGAAGTAGAAAGGATAGTAGATTTTCAATTTAAATTTGTAGCTAAAATTATGGGAGAAGGAGTAGATAATACTGTAAGACTCCCATATTTTGGTAAATTTAAAGCAGATAAAAGAAGAGTAATGTATTTAAATAAATTGAAAAAGGAAAAAGATAAGAAAAATGCTAAAGAGAATATTAAGAAAATATAAATTTCTTCATTATTTGGGGATTCATAATGAAGATTGTAGGCGTAGAATTTATACAACTAAATATGATTATTTATGCTTAATAACCGGAAAGACTTATAAAAAAATTAAATTATGAGTAGCTATTTAACACATTTAAAAAGAATTAAACATCATTATTCTTGTAGATGGATTGTAAAATATGATAAAAATAAAAGAGTGAGGGAAGTTAAGTTAATCCATAACCCAGTAGAATATCGTACTTTTTCTAATGCTAGGCCTCTTCACACTATAAAAGGATTAATTAAAATATTAGAGAATGACAGATCTATTAGTAATAGTTGATAATAAAGCGATTCCTAGTTCGTATGCTTTAACAATTAAAGAATTTAAAAAGTTAACTGCTTATGAGTTAGCATTTGTATATTTTATGATAGATCATAGATCTCCTTTTGCAGTTTATGAGTGGGAACAACGTTCTAAGGAAGTAAAAAATAGTATCTTTGGAGAAAAAAAGGAATGGATTACTCCTGCAAAGGTATTAAAAGCGTGTGATAAATATGAAGAATTAATTGAAACCTCCGCTGTAAGATTATTAAAAGCAGCAAAAGAATCAGTGGTAAAGTTAGAAAAATATTTTAGGGATATAGATTTAACATTAACTGATGATAATGGACGCCCTATTTTTCATGCTAAAGATTTAATTAATAATCTTGAAAAAATGGGGAAAGTAGTTGATGGGCTTACTAGATTAGAAGATATTGTAAAAAAAGAAGAACAAGCAGCTAATACAAATAGAGGGGGAGTAGAAGTAAATAAATATAGTATGTAATGGATTTTTTAGAAGATATAGAACTTTATAATACAGCTATGCAAAATGCTTATGATATAATAACTAAAAAGAAAACTATTGATGATATTTATTATGATTTAGAAGCTGATGTACTCACAGAATATCCTTTACCATTCGATCCTGTAACAGAGGATGGTAGAACTGAGGATATAATAGATATGGTGATTGAATATTTTATAAGTACAGAAGAATATGAAAAATGTGAGAAGTTAGTTAAAATTAAAGAGCATATTGAAAAAGTTTAAAAATATAAATCGCATAAGACAGGCTGCAATTTATTTTGAAAAGTATGGGCATTATACTACTTTTCTCCCAGGTACTAAAGATTATTATGATCATTGGGATAAAGAAAGGAAACGATGTTTGTACGGGTATACAGTTGGTGATTTAAATGTCACTGGATTTCATTATTTTTATTTAAATTATTGTCCTATTGATAGGGCAGTAGATGAAGAATTACCAGATGGTACTATTCAATCTAAACGTGAAAGAACTTTCCCTAGATTTTATGATGGAGATTGGGAGTATTTTCAGGAGATAGATAAAGCTAGGAAAGATAATAAACATATGATAGTATTAAAAGCAAGACGTAAAGGTTACTCTTATAAAGCGGGGTCTATGCTTGCTAGAAATTATTTTTTTGTTAGGAACTCTAAAAACTTTGTATTTGCTTCACAAAAAGAATATTTAATTGGAGATGGATTATTATCCAAAGCTTGGGATTTTCTTTCATTTATAGATGATAATACTGCATGGGCTCAACCGCGGTTAAGAGATAGAGAGATGAATAAGATGTCCGGATATAAAAAGAAAATTAATGGGATAGAAATTGAGATGGGGATGAAATCTCAAATTATGGGGGTAAGTCTAAAAGATGCCCCAGATAAAGTTAGGGGTAAAGCTGGGGAATTAGTATTTTTTGAAGAAGCTGGTTCTTTTCCTGGCCTTTTAAAAGCGTGGGAGGTAACAATGCCAACAATGCGTCAGGGAGCTAAAACTTTAGGGTTAATGATAGCATTTGGGACAGGTGGTACAGGAGGAGCAGACTTTGAAGCAATGGAAGAAATATTTTACAATCCTGCAGCATATGATTGTATGGAGTATGAGAATGTATGGGATAAAGGAGCGTTTGGAACTGTATGTGGATATTTTATTCCTATACAAAGAAATTTAGATGGGTTTATTGATGAACAAGGAAATTCTCTTGAGGAGAGTGCTATAGAATATGAGGAGGAGATGCGAAATAAGAAAAAAGGGGCAGCTGATGCTAAATCCTTAGATCAATATATAGCTGAACATCCATTTTCTCCTCAAGAAGCTACCTTACAAGTTACAGCTAATTTATTTGATGTGGCTTCTCTTCAAGAACAATATAATAAAATAAAAGTACATGGACTTCATTCAATGGGGACTGTAGGAGAACTTTATTATAGTAAAAATAATATTGTTAAGTTTAGACCTAATCCTAGTTTAAAATCGGTTATTAGATTTCCTCATAGAAGAGAAGATAATAATATAGGAGCTGTAGTTATATATGAATCCCCATATAAAAATGAGAAACAACAAGTCCCATATAATTTATATATAATATGCCATGATCCTTATGGGCAAAGTCAAGCGGCGGATTCTTCATCTCTTGGAGCATCGTATGTATTAAAACGTCCTAATAATGTTTCTCGTCCAGATGATATTATTGTTGCCTCTTATGTTGGACGTCCTAATAGTTCAGATGAATATAATAAAAATATTTTTATGTTGGCAGATTATTATGGGTGTAAAATTGGATTTGAAAATGATAGGGGAGAAGTTATAGCATACGCTAAAAGACATAGAAAGTTACATAAATTGCAAGAAGAATTTGAAATGTTGGACAAAAGAGAATTACAATCTAAAAAAGTAAAAAGACAATATGGGATGCATATGACTGAACAAAGGAAAAGACAAGGAGAAATATATATTCGAGACTGGTTAATTACATCCAGGGGATCTGGAAGTGAAGATACTTTATTAAATTTGCATAAAATATATGATCCTGCTTTATTACAAGAACTAATTAAATTTAATCACGTAGGTAACTTTGACCGTGTAATGGCTTTAATGATTGGTATGTATCATACTAGAGAATTATATAATGCTGAGGTTAAAGATATATTAGAAGACAGGGCTTCTGATAAATGGTTTGATAAAAATTATTACTAATATGAAAAAGTTAAAAAAGAAAATGCCTTATAGCCCTCTACCAGAATACTTAGCAATAGGTCCATCACAAATTCATGGAGCTGGGATTCTCGCTACAGAAGATATTCCGGGAGAGGTTGTTATAGGCATTACACATGTATATGATCCAAATTTTCAACATGATTATATAAGAACACCTTTAGGAGGATTTATGAATCATTCAGAAACTCCTAATTGTGAACTTATAGAAGATGATGAAGATACTGATTATAAGAAATTAAAAACATTACATAAAATAGAACAAGGAGAAGAATTAACATTAAAATATAGTTTATATGATATATGCGATTATTTATAAGTGGTATATTTATAATATATAATATAAAATACTATTGTATGTTATAATAACTATAAAATTTATTATATTTGTAAAATATGGGAACCTATAAAGAACTACCAAGGCAGAAATTGCCTATGTCTAAAAAGACTAAAAAATGGAGAGAAGAATGTATAGACGCTTATATTAATATCTCTAATGTAGGACATTCTGGAGGAGGGATATATTCAGGGAGAAAAGATTCTCTTCTTAGATTATATGATTTTTATAACGGAGAAATAACAGATACCGATTATAATTATGTATTAAAACCTTATGGAAAAACACGAAGTAATTTTCCTTCGAAACTTCGAAATTATCCTATTATTAAACCTATTATAGATTTACTTCTTGGTGAGAAAGCTAAGAGGCCTTTTAATTATTCTGTAGCTGTAGCTAATGCAGATGCTATAAGTATGAAAGAAGAAGCAAAAAGGGATTTAATAATGGAAAATCTGAAACAGCAATTTGTTAATTCTTTAAATCAAGAAGGAATGGAAACTGGATCAGAAACTAAAGAGATAGAACCCCCAGAACATATAGCTGAAATGTTTGAGACATCTTATGTAGATCAAAGAGCTATATTAGGGCAACATTCTTTAAATTATATAATTCAAGAGGAAGAAATACATGATAAGCTTCAAAAAGCTTGGTTTCATTATTTAGTAAGTGGGGAGGTTTATACTCATAGAGGCGTTAGAAATAATGAACCTTTTTATGAGATAATTAATCCCATTGATATTGATTATGATCTTGATCCAGATTTAGAATTTGTAGAGGATGGTGATTGGGCTTTAGTTAGAAAATACGCACATGCTTCAACTATAATTGATTATTATCAAGAGTTTTTAACCCCTGAAAATATAGATAAATTAGAATCTCCTGAGCAAAATATTTTAGATAGTTGGTTATCTGCATCTAGAACTACTAATCCAAATGGAGAAACTAGGGAAAATCTTATAGAAATTATAACTGTATATTGGAAATCTAGGAAAAGAGTTGGATTTTTAACATTTTTAGATCCTAATACTGGGCAATTAGAAGAAATGGAAGTTGCAGATGGTTTTAAAATTCCTGCAGAATTAAAAGAATTAGGGGCTAAAGTTGAATGGATATGGGTTAATGAAGTGTGGGAAGGAACTAGAATTGATAATGATATTTATCTTAATATTACCCCTTTATTAAATCAAAGAGGATCTATAGATAATCCTTCAAAATGCAAACTCCCTGTTAATGGGATAAGATATTCGAATATTAATTCTGATAATATATCTATGGTATCTTTAGGAATTCCGTATCAATTAAATTATAATATATATAAATATAGATTAGAACTTGCTATTGCAAGAAGTAAAGATATTGTTGCTCAATTTGATATTAATATGATCCCTAAAAAATGGGATATGGATAAATTCATGTATTATGTAGAAGGTACTGGAATTGCTTGGGTAGATTATAATAAAGAAGGTATACAATTAAATCCTCAACATCAGTCTATATTAGATATGTCTATAAAAACTATAGAACAATATATAACTCTCCTTGAATCTATTATGTTAGAGTGGGAGAAATTATCTGGGGTTAATAGACAAAGACAGGGACAAGTTGGAACTTATGAAGGTAAAGCAACTTCTCAACAAGCTATTGTACAATCCTCTCATATTACAGAGGATATATTTAGGAAGTTCTCTAGATTAGAACAAAGAGATTTGCAAGCATTATTAGATTATTCTAAAGAAGCTTGGATAAATGGTAAAAAGACTATGTATATTATGCCAGACGGAACATTGGATTATTTATCTGTAGATCCATTATCTCATGTAGAATCTGATTATGGGGTATTTGTTACTGATTCTGGATCGGAACAAGAAAAATTACAAAAATTAGAAGGTTTATCTCAGGCTATGATTCAAAATGGAGTTCCTGCATCAACAGTAGCCGATATGATAGATACACAATCATTTTCACAACTTAAAACTAAAATTAAAAATGCTGAGAAAGCTATGCAAGAATTAGCACAACAGCAACAGGAAGCTCAACAAGCATTTGAACAATCTAAGTTGGAAGCAGAGCAAATGAAGACAGGTAATGAGAATGAAGAGAATGAAAAGGATAGGCAAAATAAAATGGATATTGCAGAACTTCAATCTGAAACTACTTTGAAGGTTGCGGATATAAAGTCAGATACTGATAGTAAAAGACTTGATTCTGAATCTTCAAATAATGATTCTAAAAATAATTTAGAGCAGACTAAAGTAGTTGAAAGTTCACGAGCAAGTAGGGAGAAAGAAAATATAGATCGAGAGTCGTTAAAAAGCAAAGAAAAGATTGAAAAAAGTAAAGCTAAAAAACAATCTCAAAATAAATCTGATAAATAATGAGTACTGTAAATTGTCCATATGTATTAGGTGATACAGGTCCTGCAGGAGGTATAATTATTTCCGTACCTAATTCAGGGCACAATAATACAAATTATTATTATGAGATAACTTCTACTGATTTACATACATCTACAAGTACATCATCAACAGGTTCAGTAATGGGTACTGCTTTATCTCCTCCTGGTCCTCTTTATCCTGAATGGGGAGGTTGGGGACAAAGTTCTGCTCCTATTACATGGACAGAAGATTTTAATTTTGGACATGGGCATACTAATACAGCTGATGCTATGGCACATTTAGGAGCAGGTTCTGGAGGATTACTTGGTGGAAATGTAAGTCAATTATCTAATACAACTGCTATTGCAATGTGTAGTACTTATACAATAACAGTTGGTGGAGTAGTTTATGATGATTGGTTTTTACCATCTGCAATGGAATGGCAAGAAGTAGGACTTAATGCAGATTTACATGGTTTAGATATATCTTTACTTAATCTTACAACAACTCCTAATGGAAATTATTGGACTTCAAATGTAGATCATTCCATTATTAATCATTTAAATGTAGTAGGTACTACACATCCTTATGTTGCAACAAATCCTTATACTGCTATGGCATATAATGTTATAACTGGATATTCTGCTCCTGGATCTGGTAATCCTATTGCATGGAGATTAGTGAAAAATTTTGATATTAATGTAAGGGCAATGAGACGATTTGAATGTCCAGTTCCTAATACTGTTCCTTCTTGTTATCAGATAGGCGATCCAGGACCTGGAGGTGGAATTATTTTCAGTACTCCTGGATATACCCACAGTTCAGGAATTACTAATTGGACAAATTTTTATTGGGAAGTTGGGCCAACTGATCTTGTAACAAGTGCAGCACAATATAATTCTGCAGGTCTTACTGATTGTCCAGCAGATGCAGGAAATAATGCTAGTGTTCAATGGTTAAATACTGCAGGAGCAGAATTTGGAGGTAAAGATACTCAAATAAATACAAATTTTCATGATGGCTCTACTAATACTGCTTTAATAACTGCCTTACCGTCAGGTGGTAGTACTAGTCCCCCTAATCCTGTATATGATGTAAATTCAATAGCAGCAGAAGAATGTAAAAATTATACAGGTTTTAATTATACAGATTGGTATTTACCTTCTTTTATAGAATTAACAGTAATGATAGATGAATGTATAGGAATGAGTGGTAATCCTGCAAATCTAACAACTAGTCCTGGAACTTTGTCAGGAAGTACAGCAATTACACCTTGGTATCAGAATGAATATTGGAGTTCTAGTGAGCTACCAGGAAATGCAACTCAGGCAATATCTATGATCGCCACCTTACCTATACAACTCAGAAGCACTGAAAAATGTCATACTAGAAGTGTAAGACCTATGAGACGATTTGTTTGTACACCTACTCCTTGTACTGGAATAAATTGTGTAGATTATAATTATAGGGATGGATGGTATACATCTCCTGGAGCCCTTGTTTCTCAAAGTTCATGTGCTTGGCCTATGATTTATCAACAAACTCAAGCTACTGGATGTACTAATAATATAGGACAACATGTAACTGCTACTTATCCTCCTTATAATTCAGCAACTTATACCGGAAATAATCTGTTTTATACTAATTATCCGGGAGATTCTACAATAGGGCGCCCATATTTACAGTTTTTTGTTAATCATTATGATGCATTAGGAAATCATTATGTTGCAAATGATTGGAGTGATGATAGTATAGGGTATACAATTACCATATGGGATAGAAATTATAACTTTTTAGGACAATGGAAATATGATACTTTTGAATATTATACACAATGGGCATCTACTGCAACAGGAGATCATACAAAATATAATATACCAACAGCAAGTTATTCT